GTTTGAGTGCCTACTTCCACTGAGAGTTAAAGTTTCGAATCATATTGATCGAAATCTGAGGAGCGCGCTTCTGACATTTGTCGGAACAGCCAACGCTACCTTTTCTCAGTCCAGGGTACTCGCGGTGAGAGTGAGAGAGAGTTGAGGATTGTTGTCTTTAGGAGGATTCGAGCTATCGTTCCTGCGGTAGGTGGGGTACTTTGCCTTGAAAAGAAGGCGATCTGCGTCAAGTGGTTGTCCGAGACCCTTGTACCTCGCTGGATCCCATAGTCGCCGGTTATGATTGAGTATCTGCTTGATTTCATGCGTCTTTCTCTGTGTCTCTTCATCTGGAGTTACATCTGGGTGAAGATCATGGAGACTGACGTTCGAGTCGAACAGGAGATTCAAGCATTCTTCGGCCATGGTTTTCAGGTATACCTGCTCGCCGTTGCTATCGTGTTCATAAGTGTAATTGGGTTCGGGAACCCTCTTCTCTGCGAGACGCCATACCTTCCATGGGACGTCACGGGCAGTTTGGAAGTCGATGGGCCGTTGAGTTTTCCAGTTAAGCAGAATCAATCTTGCGATTTGCAGATCGATCTTGCTTGGCTGTTCAACTCCGGTCAGACCAAGGCCTCCTATCCAGCTCGGGACGAACCATGGCAGGGGTTGCGCCTTACTGAGAATCTCTTTATGGCAGTCGATGAACGATCTGTGCACTTGCTCGATGAGATGTGTGGGAGAATTTTTGATGAGTTCCCGGTACCGGGTGCCGATGTCGTCATACTGAGCCTGTCTCCCGGTGAGGGAGATTTTGCCTCCGGATCTTTTCATTCCGAGCAAAAGGCCGGCATTGACGTACTTCACCTGGTGATAAGGCTGTGGTCGCTGGACTACTCTCGTTTTAGTGAGAGTTTTCAATGGGTGTCCAGGGGGGGGTTTGACTTTGTCCGTGACTGTGTCTATGAGAATTTCCTTGGACTGCCTGTTGTACGTGAAGTTCGTAGAGTTGATCTCGACGAACTCCCGCGACCAATAGGTCTTTCCGAGGGACTCTTTAAGGCCCAGACAGTTAGACGCCGCCTTCCACCATTCATAGCCCCGTTTTGTGCATTTAGCGCCGCCATCGTCTCCGTTGACCATGATTGGTGCCTGCTTGAGGGTCAGTTTCCTTTTCTGATCCTTTTCGCAGGCCAATCTCAGTACGCAGGCGTTGGCGATGCACAATACCGGAAAACTGACAACCGAACCCATCAATTGTCCTCTCGTCTGGGGTCTGAGTACCATCTTACCAGTCTCTGGGTCCTTGACTTCGATCAGGTGTCCCGTCAGCGCTTCGATGAACTTGCGACGTTCAACCGGGTACAGTTTAAGTCTGTCAGAGATTCGATTTCCGATTCTCTGACTGACCCAGCTGTACAGGTTGTCGGTCGCAGCTTCGTAGTCACCGCTGAGGAACCCCTGCTCTTCTGTAAGTTCCCTTTGAAGTCTGTCAAGGAGGTACTTTGCTGTCACACCCTCGTTCCCGATCAATTGGAACGCAGGATGCCTTCTCAAGGTGGTGTGACATTTTCTCCAGATTCCCCGCAGCAACGTTTGAGTGAATGGTGGTCCCTTGGTGATGAGTCTTATCTTCAGGGCTTCCGCCAGCGCGACTGGTTCGACGATCGGTGGCTCGGCCGCTGCAATTTGCAGCAGTCTGATCCAGAAAGTCTCCCAGTTGGCGCTGAGCCCTCTACTCATCTGCCATGGTTTCACCTCCCAACTCTCGTTGCTCATCTCCTCTTCCTCCCAATACCTCTTCTCTCTCTCTTCTTTTGTCTCAAACAAAGGGTATCCGCCCGGCTTCCTCAATCCCCGAAGCAGGTGCGGATGATCCAGGATCGCCCCAATTGCTCCCCCTTCCTTGCGGGAGTTGATGTAATTGGCGCTGGTACTCGGAAATACTGCGGAAAGTCTCTCTTCTGTTGTGTAGGTCGAGAGTTCGAACAGCTCATCCACCGTTCGGTCAAGTTCCTCTTCCATGAGGGACCTTGTAACGATCAAGTGGTCCAAGCTGTCGTCCTCTTCGATATCACTCCAAAGAAGAGAGTTAATCCTTCCGTCTATTCCGACGTTACTTCTGGGTTCGGGTGGCTCGCTCGTAATAAAGACTCGGAATTCCTCTTCTTTAGCCTTCAGCTCACTCGCTCCGGCGCGTGGCATCCCCTTCTTCGACTGTTTCAAAGTCGCAAGAAAGGAGAGCCGTTCACTGGTTACGAGGTGTCTTTTGAGGTAGAGATGATGGAATCGTCCGAGCCGACCACCTACGAGGTGTCTGGGATCGTCGTCACACATCCCGGTGGGAGGTTCTGGCATAATCTGTTTCATGTGATACGCGAAAAAAGCGGCGAGTTTGTACTTTGCTACTTTCATCCACGCTCCATTGACAGATGTTACCATACCCTCCCAGTGAGTTTGTGTGCTGGCTTCTTCCCATTCCCCCCTGAACCCATAAATCCTGGAAACCCTTAGTAGCACATTGAGACACCGCTTGACGACTGTGCTTAAGTCGTCTGGAGGCACTACTACCATGGCCGGCTGATGCGTGAGAATGACCTTTGTTCTTTCGTGTTGACTGGGGCGATTGTGTGTGTAACAGCATGCATGAACC